TAGAAGAAGTTCTAGTTTTTTCTCCTCACCAACATATTTCTTTATGATCTCGTATTCATAGGTTCGTCTAAACGCCTTGAACTTTTCTATCAACTCTAATCTATCATCCGTTGTTCTTTGTTTTACTCTTTTTAATACAATACCATTGCTTTTGAAGAACTCAAAGAATTCGTCATAACTTGACATTGTAAAATTAGTGTAGTTGTCTAGAATGTATTCTGCTTGATCTAGATCAATATCTGCTAAAAATAGAAACTTTACTAAATCTATTTGGGCACTCATCTTGTAACCTTGAAGTAATACTCATTATCAAATATCTGAACATTATTTCCGCCATCCGTTTCAGTTTTTACCACAACACGATAAAATCTTTCTGGTTGGAAAGAGTCCATCCACAGATCAAAATAACTACTCGTTCCATCACAACTAATTTTTGATCCGGTTGTGTTGAAAGGTAAAACTATTTCATCTGTGTGTGCATCTCTTATTTCATAGTAAGAAGAAGATGGTAGATAATAGTTTTGAGTATAATATGATTGTGTTGTGTATTGTTTTTGTGGGTATCTTTGATTTGCATAAATTCGTATCTTTGCCTTTTCTGACTCAGAGTAATACTTCTTTAGCTTAACATTTATTATTGCATCATCACTTGATACAGCAGATAAGCTACCAGTATTAAATACAGAATCGTCCCAAATGATATGAAGACGAGGAACGTAGATCGTATTACTATCGGTTCCAAAAAACTTTAGATTACGTATTGTATCATAAGAAGATTCAATATCATTATTGAATTTCAGAATTAATCCATCATTTTCAAATCTACCAGATCCAGTTGTCCATTTGTTTATTATGGAAGTAACATCCATGTATATATCAGATGATTCAAAGGAGAAAGATTGAGTGCACTCTAAATCTGCATAGTTCCACCAAGTGCCGCCGCCTTCATTTGTAAAGTATGATGAAGTTACATTAGCATTTATGTCACCAAAAATAAGAGATGAAGTTACCCAAGTTTCAGAAATTTCATCCCAAGTTAATTGAGAAGAAACCGGAGGTATTTCCCACTCTACTCCCGTAGTTTTTGATGTTCTATATTTCCACGATACACCATCTGTGGTTATTGGTTTATTAAAGTATTTACCTGTTCCATTTGTCCAGGATGAACTTAAAGGATATGCATATATAACATACTCTTGTGGTATTTCTCTAACTTCTGCGGTTCGTAATGATAGATAATACTTTGCAGTTGATGATATTTTTCCGGCAGTAATATCACTTTCAACACCGGATACATCAAACTTCATCAAGATTCTACTGTTGTATCTCGATGAAGAATTTGGAGATTCGTGTGATAACTCTAATATTTGATCTATGCCAGTATTTAGAGACTCGGTTTTTTCGTAAATGGTTGCATCTCTTTGTGCGTATATTGTTCTTATCATCCGAATGCCCTCACTCTACCAATAATGTCATTGTTTGGGTAACGAACTTCAAATATAGATGGATCGAGTGATGGAAAAATTATCCCATCCTTTGTTGCCTTTTCAATGTCATATGCATTTGGATAATAACCAGCATCAACATCGTTCAAGTTTTTGATCTTTACATCAACAACAGTCTGAACACCTTCTACTTTATCAAGCTCTGTAAAAATATTACTGATCACAATAGGTTGATTTATCTGCCATCTCTTTATGTCAAAGTATTGTTTTAATCTATCAATACATCTTAGAATGACTTGATTTCCATTTTGATCTGGAAGTGTTATGATTTCAAAATCTATACCAATGTTGATGATGAACGCATCTTTGATGTTTATAGCATCCGTCAACATTCTGTGGTATCCAAGATACTCTTTTAGATTTTCTTTCGTTGCGTTGTTTATTCTAGTTAATTTTCCGAGAGCGTCATATCCTAATACATACAGATTTAATGCAAGCTGATTTGTTATTCTGTCTGAATTGTATATCGACTCTTCCGTCAGTTGATCATCTTTTGTTATATATGCTTTTGCAACTGCACCGTATTTTTGTGGAAGACTGTATGTTCGTATGATATAGTCTTCTTTGGTTACCGCACGGTTTTGTGAAGCAAAATAAGCAAGAGCATTTTGACGAATTTCATCCACCGTTTCACCCTGCTTTGCACCAGATGCAGGTTCTGGATTAGTTACTGCGAGACTGCCAAGTGATTGTCTATACAAAGTAGTATCCAGTGCTGTCTCATCTAATAAAATAGAACGAGACTTTACTCTGGTTATTGTTTCACTTGGAACATTGTCTTTAATACCACCACCGACGGTGTAATACAAAGTTATTTCTGTATTGTTTGGAGCAAGTCCGTATGTTTTGGTATATAGGAAGTTTGAAGGATCAATATCCAAAGATGCAGCCGATTCTATTCCTATTAGTGAAGTTCCAACCAAGTCTGGATTTGGTATTAGTATCTCATCGTCTAAATTAGATACACCAGCACCAAATTGAATTTCTACCTTACCATTATCGAGTTGCTTTGTTATAAATCTTCTTGAAACTTTTCTTAACTTCAATAGATAAGGGGTTTCTTCTCTATAAACAGACAATTCTCTATCATTTCTTGATATATTCGGAGTCGGTTCAAAGATTGTATCTTGTGCAAGATATGGAACATGATACCACTTGTTTCCATCAGAATCTATACCATACAATATTTCTATGATGTTAGAATCTTCCAATTCAATCTTATCGTAAGGTTTTGGATCACCAAAAGAATATGTCTTTGTTCTTATTTCACCAGAAACTGCTTTAACTTGCTTTTTTAACAGATAAAATGTTGGTTCATTTGTAATGTTATCTACTTCAAAAACAGAAACTTCGGTAGGTTCAACACTACTACTAAACTTAAAATCAACATAATCGATTGTTCTAAACTCTGTTGTAATATTTCTGTTATCGGAAGCAACCACCATCCCCTGCTCTATCGCAAAAGCATAAGAAAAATCTGGTCTATTGTTTGTTCCACTACCAATAGATGGAACTATTTGAAATACGTCAAGTGTTACATTTGAAGCAATATTTGTCTTTGGATTGTATCCAAGAGACTGTGCAATGTTCAAAATATTTTGACGTTCTGATGCTTGTAATATAAGAGACTCTTGAAGACTGACATCCGTGTAGTAAGATAATACGTCACCAACATATGCAGCCATTTCTAAGAACATCATTCCAGGAGATGACTCATTAAAGTCTTGATATGTGTCAGGAAAATAGTTCTTTGCAAAGTCAATTAGATTCTGCTTTAAAGAAGGAAAATCTCTTGACAAATACCGTATATCTTTTTTTACTAGATCAGCCATTAGTTTTGTGCCTCTTGAATTCTCAAATCACCCGTATCTGATATAAATATCTGAATGGGCAAATATATGTTTGTTCCTGTTATCTTTAATTCTAAGAATATACCAACCGCATGAGTGGGGTCATCTACTCTACCATCTTCTGACATATTAAGATTAACATCCAGTCGTGTTATCCCAACATATGGTATCCAAGTATTTATCGCACTGATGATCTCTCCCCTAATCGCATCTATAAATTGAGACTCGTCGGTAATATTATCGAATAGAATGAATCTTAGTTCTGTTCCAAAATCTGGCAACATATATCGTTCACCCTTCGCAGTTAAAAGTAGATTCTTTATATTAGAAAATACTTGAACCCTATTTGTAAAACTCTGAAAGAATACACCATTAGGGTTATTAAAAGGAATGGTGACTCCAATTGGCTTCGTATAGAAGTTTATTGAAGAACTTGGTTCGTTAATTACGATACTTTTTCTTCTGTATCTTGCCAATTCTTATCTCCCCGTCTTTTCGTTGATTTTAGCCATCAAAGCAGAGTAGTCTCGTGTTAGTGCTTGATGGACTTCGGGCGCAACTTCATTTGGATCAACACCGGCTGGGGTTGTATCAATATGACGATCATCATACATAGATGCAAATGAATTCAAAGAGTTTGAATCAAACCGCATCTCACGATATTCGCCATGATCTTCATCCATAGCAGCTTGCATAGACATTCTAGTTTCATTCAACAAGTCTTGGATACTGTTCATTTTTCCAGTTGAAGATGTTGTTTTTGGAGATGGTTTTTTTGAAACTTGCTTATAAAGATTTATTCCATGATTAATAGTTTCACTAACCGGTTTTTGTTTCTTGTCCGTTAGTCTTTTTTCTAACGCATATTCTATTTCTTCTCGAATAATAGAACGTATTTCTTTCAAAAACTTTTTTGTATCCATTTCTGCATCCTTTGTTTTGTTTTTATGTTTATAAATAGTAAGTTATCCAATATCACGTTAAGGAACGTCATTTGGCCATCTGAAACCAAGAACTTTACTTCTGGGATATTTAGAAATTTTTACAGAGTTACTTTGATTTCCACCAAGTACCCAGACGTATTTATCATCCCATTCTAATAAAAAACCAACGTGGCCACGAGGACCTAAGGGAGTGTCATACCACTTAAACACAGTTATTGCACCATATCTTGGTTTTGTGCTAGATGATTCTGACCATGTTAACCAAGATATAGCGGCAAGACTCCGTGTTCCATCATATCCCGCTTCCTGTATCGTCCAGTTTACAAATGCGGAACACCATCCAATTTCATCATTTGTTACACCACTTGCACTTCT